ACAGCCTGGCGACCCTTGCCTTTGCCATTGCCGTCTGCACCAAGCTCGAGATGCACGTCTAACGTCATCTGCTTCTTGACCTTGCGCTTCTCGAGGTCATCATACACTGCCTCAGAAGTCCAACCCAGATACTTGTCATCGTACAGACCCACACGCTGGTTGGTCTCGCCCTTCTCGTCAACGTCGGCGACCTTCTTGGTAGGCATCTTACCGATCTTATCTGTTACCAGCATGCCGTTGATCACGTAGTCGTTGGCCATGTTCCACCAGCTGGGATCGCGGTGCGTGCGGCGACCAAAGTGGTCAAGTGCAACGTGCAGCACCTCGTGGCACAGCACGAACTTGACCTCGTCTACGTCGAGGTCCTTGAAGAAGTCACGGTTGTAATAGATGTTGCGGCCGTCCACAGCAGCTGTGGTGCACCATCCTGCATCAGTGGCATCTACCAGCGGCAGCTGCATGGTGAGCGTGCCAAAGAACGGTGTTTTGAACAGCAGTTCTAAGCGTGCCTGGCTGATCTTCTTGGCGATTGGATCTCGTTGAAATGACATGTGTGAGCTCCTGTGACATATCTGTTACCGTTACAATAGCATGTCTATATGATCTGTCAACCGCTAAGATCGGTAAATACTGTGCCGATCGCGACCCTGCCAGGTCCACCGGCTCTATAACCTAAGGGAGTTACAGCATGTATTGCGTGTATTTTACTATTTACAAGGGCAGTCGTCTACCACCATTTTACGTGGGCAGCACCAAGATAGCCAAGATTGCGCGGGGTTATCACGGCAGTGTTAGCAGTGCCCTGTGGGGCTCAATCTGGAAGCAAGAGATCCGAGAAAATCCCCACCTATTCATGACCTTGATCATACCAGGCCAGATCAGACACACAGCTGCTGAGATCTTGGATCTTGAACTGGCATGGCAGCAGGCATTTGATGTTGTTGAAGATATTTGCTTTATCAACCAAGCTTTTGCCAAAGCAGGGTTCTGCTCAACCCCAGAGTCTGCTCGCAAGGCTGCGGCCACTAGAAAACGCAAAGGTACAGGGGTATGTAAACCAGAAACGAAGCAAAAGATACGCGAAGCCAAACAAGGTAAGCAGACAACAGTGCTCTCAGCCGAATCAAGAAAGAAATTGAGCATATCGCTGACTGGGATTGCTCGCACACCCGAGTGGTTGGATAAGATGAGTAAATCACAGATGGGTAAGAAACACAGCGAAGAGACTAGAGCTAAGATACGAGATTCCCATACAGGACTTTCTCCTACACCAAAATCCATAGCCAAGAGGCTAGCTACCATACAGGCCAACGGTGGTTATCAGCACAGCGCCGAGACCAAGCGCAAGATAGGCGAGGCCAACAAAGGCCAAGTGCGTGCTCCGCAATCAGCGGAGTCTAACGAGAAGCGCCGACAAAAGCTCGCAGGTAAGATTAGGTCTCCTGAGGCCATGGCCAAATACCATGCTACAATAGCAGCAAAGAAGGCGGGCACATCCGCACCCGCCTCCCAATAACCCGTTGATATCACTGATTAAATTGAGGGAATTAAATCAGAATATCTGCGACAAAATTCCACCCAGTTCTTGAGCTTAGGTGCCTTGATAGGCAGCTTGTAGGTACCCAAGATGGTCTTGGCACCCATCACAGCCAGCTCGTCCTCGAAGTTGTCCATGATGAAGCGGAAGAACACGTCCACCTTGCTCTGGAACGCATCGTCTGCCTTAGAATCTGTCTTGGCATTCTTAGCAGCATCATTGAGTTCGTAGCACAGCGCGGTGGTCAGCGCATACATCACGTCAATCTGCTTGCTGGTCAGCTTGGTGACCTTGCCTTCCAAGATGTCCTTGGCGTTGGGCAAGTTGGCTGCCTGCTTGCGATAGGTCATGAACTTGATGCCTGGACCTTCACCAACCGTACCCTTGATGAGATCGCCCAAGACTTCGTCAGGCAAGCGCACGTCTACCATGTCGCCGTCCTTGTTAGGCTCCTGCAGCAACTCTGACGCAAAGTACCACGAACGAGGCGTAGCGAACGCATAGCTGTCTGTGCTGGGCTGGAAGTTCATCAAGTCGTTGGGTTGGAAGCTGAGATAACCCACCACGTCCTTGTGCACGCGGTTAAGCAGTGCCCATTCTTTCCAGTCGTCGATGCTGACGTCCAGCGTGACGTGCGAGAAGCGATTGGCCAACGGCATGGGCATGTTATATGCAACACCCTTGTCTTTCACGCGGTTACCAGCAGCAACGATCACCACGTCCTTGGGCAGCTCGTAAGTGCCAATCTTGCGATTGAGGATCACCTGGTAGGTAGCTGCTTGAACGCTGGGCGGTGCTGCGCTCATCTCGTCAAAGAACACCAATGCACGGCTGTTGGGGTCAGTGGGCAAGTCCGACGGATTGGACCACTTGAACACTTTCTCGGTCAGCGGCACATTCTGTTCATCGCGCACCAAGTTGCCTTCTGCGTCATAGACCTTGACCTCAGCGAGATAAGGGATACCGCGCACGTCCGTTGGCTCCATCAGCGGCAAGCGGATGTCGATCAACGGGCGATTCTGTTCGCGTGCAACCTCAGCAACGATATCAGATTTACCAATGCCCGGAGGGCCCCAAACGAAGATTGGACGCTTGCGGTTGATGCTGTGTTGCAACGCCATCTTAAGGCGGGACGGAGAGATACCCGTGTTCTCGAGAACGCGGTTCTTAGTAGCTGTAGCCATTGGCTTACTCCTCTGTTTGATGTGCTACAATAGCACGTTTATAGGGTGTGTCAATAGGAAAAATCAGGCGCTCCAGTAGCTTTCGCTAGCCGGACTGCAGTGATATGGGCGGTCGTATCGCTCTTGGAACTCCTGTCCGGTGAGCAGATTCTTGCGAGTAACCAAGGTCTCGCGGATCTGAAAACGATAACCCTGCGCAGCAGGATACAACGATCCCAGCTCACGGACCTCGCGCTGCATGGCATCGAGATCTGGGCGATCATATTCGTACTTGCCGCAGAGGCGCTCGCCAGCTTTGAGGCGTCTGTCCGTTTTGTAGATTTCCATGGTGTACAGCATAGGCATACTCCCTGTTGTTCACACACAATAGCATGGATCTATAGGCTGTCAACCGTTATTTTTTCCATTGTTTTCAAGTAACTAAGCACCAAACTAACCCCAAAAGCAGGCATAAATGGGCGTTTTCCTGTGGCCATAGCCCAGCCCTCGCTGGTATATTTGTCAGCTGTGTCAGCTAGGATCTCGTCCAATTTCATGGCCCAATGCTTGCGAGCAGCGCAGCCTACAGCAGTGTCATCTGCCGTGACCATGCTGTAGTCGTGCTTAGCTATGAAACGTCTGAGCACGTTGCCGTGATCTGATAAATCTGGTACATCTATCACGGTCCTGTAGAGATAGGCTGCCCAGCCCCAGTCTCGATCACTGCTCAACTGGAACCTCGTGATCCATCCATTGTGCGCAGAACGCTTCTGTGTAGATCGGTTTCTCTGCTGGTCCAAACCCAAACCTGTCTCGGAAGCTGTCGCGGAACGCTGACCACAGCTCTGTATTGACCTCGTAGCAGGGGTCATCGCTAGGCAGTGCAGGGCTTTGTGAATGTTTCCATTTCATACACACATGTTAGCATATCTCGCTAGGCTGTCAAGCGTTTTTGAATTCCACGAATGCTCTGGCACTACCACCAACCATCTGCAGCTCAAAGTGAACTGCTGCATCAAAAGTGATGATGGTCTTGCCTCGATAGGCCCAAGGACCTCTCACAGCCCTATCCATGCCTATCAGTACCCGACCTGTTATGATCTCGTTCTCGTCACTCAGCGCTTTATAGTGATTGTAGCAGTCCATGAACAGCTTGGTACCAGTTGGTGTCAATCGCCAACCTTGGTTCACGAACAGGCTTTTGCGAGTTGCCAGCAGATCCTGTTCAGTTACTGGACCTTGTTCGTCTAGTAGATTGGTTACAATAGCACTGGCCATGCCATGCTCTTGGATCCATTTGAGAGGACCATAGGGTCCGTGATCCCAGAGATCTTGATGAGGCCAATCTGTCTTGTTCACTCATTATTTAAGAGTGATCAGAAGCTGCCGCCGTCCTGCTTGATCTCTGCGCTCATGATCTGAGATTGCAGATCTATCACCTTGTCTGCCAGTTCTGATTGCCTTGCCAGCAGCACAGAGATGCTGGATGCCAACATGTCTGCTTCGTGCATGTTGAGGCGTATTTCCTTGCTGTTGGAAATCTTAGCTATGCGATGCTTTTCCAAGAAGCTGCGTACCTGATTGATCTCGTCGCTCATGCTTTTGACATCCTCTTTTTCTGTGCCATGGCATTCTGCATCTCCAGCTTGGTCCTGAACGGTCCTATGAACGCATTCTCTTCCAATGTTTGCGTGCGTGGGCAGTAGCTGCCAGTCCAACCGTGTTCAAAGTCCAGAGCATAGTAGCCTGCAGCAAAGCGTGCCTTGCCCTTGGCTGTCTTGGCATAGGTAACTATGTCACCTTCTTCAACGTCAAACACTGCCTTGTGCTTGATCGGATAGCCGTTGATCTGGCCTATCTCATCTTCCTTGTCGTCGTCTGATTCGCGAGGCTCTATGGTCAGCATGCCACCTAGATATTTGGTAAGCTCGTCGGCATTTGCAAACAGCTTGCGATCAAAGGGACCAATGACCTTGAAACCATCCACGGTTACGGTTACCAAACCAGTGTTGCTGCCGTCTTTTTCCAAAAGATAGCTGGTTTCCGTGATCTCTTTTAGCTTGAAGCTGCTCATGCCGTCTCCATCTTGAGCTGTCCCTCATATAATGCGCTCAGAGTAGGGCTGAAGTCATTCACGTTCTTTTCAATGCGTACCAAACCATTGATGTTGCAGAAACGCATGAGCGCTAGGCCCACTTGCTTCTTGGGTGGTTGGTTGACCTCGTCAATGATGGTACGATCAAACTTGTCTATGAGGTCCGGAGGCTGCTGCGTGAGGTCGATCAGCATGCGATTTCGCTCGTAATCGTCCCGCACTCTATGTTCTACGTTCTCGTGATCTAACCACTTGCTAAGCATGAGATTATTCCACGTATATCCGCGATTATGCCGGTCTTCAAAGGCTGCTTCCAGCTTGGTCTTGCGCACGCCAGGGAAGGCGCTCATGATGTTGTCACTGTCGTCGCCACGCATGCACTTTTCAAACAGCAGCCATTCGGGATTTGGCACGCTCATGGGCTTTCCCTGCTTGTTGACTGCTATCTTACCATCCTGATCATATATGCCTGTGTGAGTATAGAGCAAGCTGGCTATGCCATTGTAGAGTATGACGTTTTCTGCTATCAGCTGTTGGAAATCACTGTCACTAGAGATGATCACATGCTTGTCATCTGGATGCAGCTGTATCCAACGGGCGATCATGTCATCAGCTTCGCCGTTTGGATGGCGCAGCACCGTGCAGTTGGTCTTGGTCTTGATGAATTCGATGAACCCATCCATGCTCTCAAAGAAAACTTGATCTTCTTCAACTTCTCGCTGAGTGCG